AAATTGATCTTTTGAAGGCATTTCAGTTGGTGCAGGTGTTACTTCCTTTGCTGCTGCAACTTGATCTGCTGGAAGTGCTGCTGGTGCTGCTGCTGGTGCCGCCGCTGGTGGTGCTCCTCCACCTCCTGCTGCTGCTGCCGCCGCTGGTGCTGCTGCTTTTTTCTTGAATGGACGAAATCCTGGAACTGTAATATCAGGAAGTGTAATACCAAATTGTTTTGCTGCGTCAGGTAAATACTTTGATAATGGGATCGTGAACGAATCCCAACCAAGGTTATCTGCCATCCAATTACCAATATTGGTAAATGCTATGGTTAAAACATCAATCATTGGAGCAACATATTCTTTTAACTCACTCATTGATTCACGAAGTTCTTTTTCACCAAATAAACCAGAGGTGATAAAATCTAAGAATTTTCCAACGCCCTTTATCAAAGTTTCTGCAACAATGTCACTTTCAGTAATTTGTTTCCACACATTTTTTATAGACTCAAATAAACCTTCAAGCATGGGCATTGGATTAAGCTTCTCTTTGATTGTGTCAATAAGTTTGCCCAAATCAAATGCTGCTGCAATTCCCATACCAATACCTAAAAAAAGTGCTGCTAAAGTTTTTCCTAGTAGTTTGAATAGGTATTCAGCAATTCCTTCTTCATCACTTGACTTATCTTCTTTTTTTGATTTACCTTTATCGTTAATTTTAACTTGAGTTGGTGCTTCTTTTTTACGAGCATCTTCCAGTTCAGCTTCACGTTTATCTTCTGTCTTAAAGAACTTATCCGCTTTGGTTATTGCTTCAGCATTTTTTAATTTAACCAACTTAACAATATTTTGACGTAACACATTCATATCTCTTGCCATGCCAGGCAGAGCAAGAGAGTTTTTTGCTATGATGTTTAAGAAAGGAATAATATCAGCACTAATAGAACCTTCGGTGCCACCTTCTGCACCAGCTTTCGATGGTGATTTTGAATCTTTCTTCTTTTTAAATAAGTCTGAGAATGCCATTATCGTTTTTGTTTTTGTGCGTTAATTCGTTCTTTTTCTTCTTCCAAATACTTAATCAAAAGACTAATGTAGATATTTCTTTCCCAAGGTAACATGTTTTCAAGTTCAGTTAAACTATACTTGTGATGCTGCATTAAAGCAAAGTTAGTCTGATAGTAATTACCTAATGTATCATAACTAAAAATTAAGCGAAAAAATTCTGTAAGCCTCTAATCACCATGTCCTCTTCATATCCACATTTTGGGCATTTGAAATGAACATCTTTCTTAATTTCAGGCATTGTATCGAAGAATACTTTAATCTTTTCCAAATCTTTTTGTTGCATACTTTCAACAAATTCTTCTAGTTCTTTTCGAGTGGAGTCTTTACTGTAGTAGATTTGTTCCGAATCAAAAAGATATTCGATACAATCAACTAAGATGTTTATCATAATATCATTTTCATCCATACCTTCATATTTTTGAATCATTTCAAAGGTAGGATACTTCAGACAAATTCCTATTTTTTCATTCAGTTGAAATTTGTTTGTATGTTCTGCATGTGTCGTTGGAACAACTTCCAATAAATTTACATCAAATTCTACTGAACCATTACATACAATTTCTTCATCTTTATTGTTTTTAATGTTGTTATTACATTTGTATTTTAAATTAACAACTTCTTCCACTGAACGAGCACGAAGATTCATGAACAAATATTCAAGATCAAATGTGGGTAAATTGTCTACATCAACTTCATCCAAAATACAATTCTTTAATACTTGTCGAATTGTATTGATAGTTTCTTTAGAGTCCTCGGTTTCAGATGCCATTAAAAATAACTTCTGTTCTTTAACCAAAAAGGGTCTGATTCTGATGTCTTGGCCAGTTGAAATCAATTTAATATTGTATATTGGTACGTCAAGTTTTGGTAACATAATTTCCTCTCAATTTAAAAACGTAAAAGACTTAATGCTGCTGAACCACCCAAAGTCGCTAGGGTTTGTCCAATGTCAAAGTTTCCTTCATATATTGGACGATATTTCTGGTAAGCAAAACTAATTGCTAGTCGATGGAATCCATCATCAGACCAACTTAATGCTTGAGGTGCTATTCCAATAGGAAATGCATCAACTAATTCTACCGCAAATATTTGACGAACTATATCATCATACTGAATGATTCGAATATTTGTCATATAACGCGAAGAATTACTTTTAGGAAAACGGGGATTATTGGTATCGGGAGGAATAATTGATGCCATCCATTTATCAAATAACTTGCGCTCATAAAAATCATTTGTACAGATAAACGTTAAGGTTGTATCTGTGTACTGCATACGATAGGGTATCTTAAAAGTAGGACCATAAATTCTAGCGTCTGCCGTTTCTAATGTAACACCAGGCAGTTCTGCTGCTTCACACTGAAGAGCAAGGTACCGAGACACGGATGGATTAGAAGATTTCATTGGGGCATCTTGTTGACTTGTTCCAAGAACACTGTTAATCGCATCAGACACATCAGAAAAAACTGAATTTGGAAAATTAAGTATTTTCTCAATAACCGAATTGCCTATTGATTCACCAATGTATGGTGGAATGGGCAATATAACTTCGAATCGATTTGTTCGGGCAGGACCACCTTTGCCATTGATGTTTGCAAGAAATAGATTGGGTGAAAACGCCATTAAAATTTATCCTCTGATTCTGACCATACTTTGTTTTTCTTTGCTTTGACGAATGACTCCACTGGCAACATTACTGCAATGTCCCACTCATCTGCTGTAATTTCTAAAAACCTAGATTGGATATGGCTAAACAAATATCGTTTGATACAAGGTTTAGCCTGATACATCTTTGATGCACGTGCTAGGTAATCATAACTAATTCTGAGTCTTGTTTTCTCATCATAGTTATTGTCAGTAAGTAATATACTTAACTTATCTAAAAGAAGTATACGTTGCTTTGGACTAATGTAATGCAGGTTAAGTCCTAAGAAACCGTCTGGGTATCGTTCTATTGGAATGACCAATGGGAACTTATCGTAATATGGCAACGAATCCTTCGTTTTCGGATCATAAAAGTAAAAGTACATCCTACCAATAAAAGACCTTTCTCGGAGTCTCTGCTTGTCACGCATCAGGTCACCCTTGGTAGGTTTGAGTGCGCCTATTTTTGCTTTGAGCCAATTCCTTGCCTCACGGGATCGTTTTTCAAACCCCTGCCTTGCGAGAGATTCTTTGATTCTGTCTATAAGTGTTCTGGTAGCCATTTAGTATTTATCTCAAATTCCTAAGTGTTTTTCAGTGAGAACTTGAAATTCCCATCCATTATCTTTGCAGAACTCAGTTGCCGCCTTCCACTTGGATTGATTGATGACGTAAGTTGCAGCCTCTTGGATATACCGTTGAGTCTTACGTTTTTGAGTTGGAGGTTTAGTCTGTGCTTCAGGTTTAACTTCAATTACGAAAGTTTTAACTACACCGTTCTTCTGTTTAATCTTGGCAATGAAGTCTGGAAAGTATCGATGCCTTTTGTTGTCAACTGGACTCCAATAGGGTATGACAAGTTCTTCCGAACCCCACCAAATGACGTTTGGGTGGTCATCTAAATACTTCATTACTTTGACTTCCCACGATGACCGATAGATGATTTTGGTTGCATCACCCTTGTATTTTTGTGGGTTTTTGGGGATAAATTTACCTTTATATGACATAAATACTATCTAGGCAATCTACTTAGGACAATCATGGCGTTTTTTGGACTTTCAGATATAACTTTCACAAAAAATGAAAATAGAAAAGGACCTCTAGGACCTCTTTTCGAAGGCACGACAAGTAACACCTTTAGGTATCCGATTGATATAGGTAATTATGATAAAGGTCATTATATGGTCATCCATATCAATGAACAAAATAATACGCAGTTTAAAGGGATTGAACAGAAAAATGATGTGCCAAAATTAACCTCTCCTGAATCAGGATCAACAAGACCAAGTATTCCTAATATAAAAGAAAAGTTTTCAAGTGCTATCAACAGTAGAATTGATAGTGGTTTCAATTCCCTGAACAATGCTACTGGAGGTAAGTTATCGTTCTTTAAACCTAACAGTGCTGCATTTAGTTCTAAAGACCAAGCAAGAGCAACAAATGATCCTAAAAATTATATTTCGGATGTTAAAGACATCCAAAAAACTTCATTAATAAGAACAACGAAAAGAACAACTGATTCTATTGCTTTGTATATGCCAGACACTCTTCAGTATACACATGCTCAAGGTTATGAGCAAATGGACATAGGTAAAGAAATAGCAGGTGCAATAGGAACAGCAGCAGCATCAACTGTAGATAGTACGCAAAATGGAACTGGTGATGCATTAAAAAATGCTATTGGAGCATTAAAAGCTGGTGCGGTTAAAGGAATTGCAGCAGGTCTTGGAGCATTATCAAATTCTCCCGGAACAGCAAAAATTGCATCGTTTTTAGTTACTGGTGGTGTTACTAATCCACAGTTAGAACTGTTATACACTGCACCAAATTTTCGTGAATTTAGTTTTGAATTTATGTTTTATCCGAGAGATGAGAAAGAAGCACTTGAAGTTCAAAATATTATTGAACGATTAAAATTTCATCAAGCACCCGAAATAAAAAAAGATGCTGCTGGTATTCTTATGATCCCACCATCAGAGTTTGATATTGAGTTTTATTATGCTGGTAAAAGAAATCCAAACTTACCACCAATAACAACTTGTATATTACAAAATATTTCTGTCAACTATGCTCCAAATGGATGGTCGGCATATGAGATGCCTAGCGAAAACTATCCTTCTTTAGGTAGAACAGGTATGCCTACATCAATTCAAATGACATTAGACTTTAAAGAAACAAACTTTCTCACAAAAGAAAGTTTTCGGGGTCAATTTAAAGGTAGCAAATAAATGGCAATGTATTTCAATTATTTTCCAACAGTATTTTATACTAATTCGGATACATCACCAGGATTAGATACTGTCACGAACATTATTGCTCGGTTTTCTTTTGAATCTGAATTGAGAGAAAACACCAATTTATTTTATCCATATGATGTTCAAGATGGTGATACACCTGAAACAATTGCTAACAAATATTATGGATCACCGGAAAAACATTGGATAGTGTTAATGTTTAATAATATTATTGATCCACAGTATGATTGGCCATTAGATCAAAGAACATTAATAACATACATTAATAAAAAATATTCTGCAAATGGTGCCACACATTCACCATTCCAGACAGGAATTCAATGGGCACAAGATGCTACTAATGTTAAAGCATATTATAAAACAGTTACTCGTCTAAGTTCCAAACCGACTAAGAATCAAATTGTTGAGAAGATTGAAATTGATGCCAATACTCATACTAATTTACCTGTAACTACTACAACATATACTTTACAAAACGGAAGCAAAACCACTGAAACTATTACCAAAGCAACTCTAACCTATTATGATTATGAGATTGAGTTGAATGATGACAGACGAAGAATAAAATTATTAAAACCAGAATATGTTACGGAAAGCGGTATTATGAGTGAACTTAAAAAGGTGCTTAATAGATGAGTTTAAATGTTGGTACTGCCTCAAAGTTTGTAGTAAATGAACTTTCCATAGTTACAAAAAGTGGAA